AATTGCCGCTTGGTTACATTTTGGGTGAAGGCGTTAAGCTACATTGCGATGATGATGATAACCAGGCTATTTTAAAACGCTTCTGGCGTGACCCGATTAACCAGATGGATATGAAACTCACTAAAAAGGCGCGTGAGTTGGCTTTATTTGGTGAGCAGTGCTATCCGACATTTATAAATAAAGTCACAGGCCATGTACGCCTTGGGTATCTTGACCCTGCCTTGATTGAAACTGTAGTGACTGATCCTGATAATTCAGAGCAACCGATTGGTATTGTGACTTGCAAGGATAGCAAGGGTATTGCAAGGCGTTATAAAATCATAGTGAACGGCAGCGAGAATGTTTTCACGCAACGTACACAAGAGATTCGTACAACCTTCACAGATGGCGAAGCATTCTATTTCACCATTAACGATTTGAGTAACGGCAAACGTGGCCGTTCTGATTTGCTGGCACAAGCTGACTGGCTAGATGGTTATGATCAGTTTCTATTTGGTGAGTTGGATCGTGCGCAGTTTTTACGCGCATTTATTTGGGATGTTGAACTGAAAGGCGCTACGCCTGAAGAGGTTAAAATACGTGCTAAAGGTATCAGTCCACCCGCGCCTGGTTCAACGCGCGTGCATAACGATTCTGAAATTTGGACAGCAGTCACGCCGCAGCTTAACGCGCATGACTCTAGCGCCAGCGCTAGTTTATTCCGCAACCATGTATTAGGCGGCGCCACAATAGCAGAACATTGGTTTGGTGGCGGTGGAAACGTGAACCGTGCAGTGGGTGCCGAAATGGGCGAGCCTACCTTCAAAATGTTTGCAATGCGTCAAAAAACGATCAAACACATTTTAGAAAGCATCGGCATTTATGTGCTGCGCCAAGCCTCTTTAGCAAAAGGAGGTGCTGAACCAGACTTGGAAGATGAAGCTTTTGAAGTCGAGGCGATATTCCCAGAGATGACAGCCAAAGACACCAGCAAGTATGCAGCTGCGTTTCAACAGATAGTTGTTGGCGCTGCTATTGGTGTTGAAAAAGGCTTAATCACAGAAGAGACTGCTATTAAATTAATCAATGCAATTTCAGGTAGATTAGGTATTGAGATTGATGCAGCTGAAGAATTAAAAAATGCTAAAGACGCAGCGGCTAAAACCGAATCCGAAGACACATTTACCGAACCAGTCACCGAAGCTGAGTAGTCATGAATCAGCAAGAAAAAAAGAAAGCATTTGATCAGGAAGTAAAAGCAGTATTAAAGGGCAAAACACGTATCCAAGCTAATACGCGCGATGAAATTGTGCGCTTACTTAAAGTCGCCCAGGCGCAGATTATTGTCACTCTGCAGAATCAACCGACTGATTACCAACGTTGGTCATTACCTGATTTGCAGTTTGAAATTAACCGCATGCTTAAAGAATTTGGCGAAGCAGGTGCCAACGCTATTGGTAGCGCTGCAGGTGAAAGCTGGCAAGCTGGTTTAGATTTAATGGATAAGCCTCTAGCTGCAGCAAGCATTGTGGCTGCCCTGCCACATTTGGACGCTGGCCAACTTAATGCCATGCGCGCTTTCATGACTGATCGCATTAAAGATATTGGCGTGCAAGGCGCTAATAAAATCAATAGTGAGCTGGGATTGGTTATCATCGGCGCACAATCACCTGGTGATGCAATCAGTCGCGTAAAAGACATTCTGGGTGATCCATCAAAAAAACGTGCTACTACGATTGTACGTACTGAGCTTGGCAGAGTGTTTTCAAAAGCAAGTCATGACCGTATGCAGCAAGCCAGTAAAGCAGGGTTACCATTGCAAAAACAATGGTTGAGAAGTGGCAAGCTACACCCGCGTTTAAACCATAATATTGCGCATGGTCAAACTGTGCCAGTCAATGAACCATTTTTAATACCTGCCAGCAAAGGCGGCAATGCGATTCGCATGATGTATCCACATGATCCTGCAGCACCAGCTTCAGAAACAATTAACTGTGGCTGTGCATCAATTCCTAAAGTTGATTTTAGCCAGCCGATCACGCCTTCAGGATATATTTCAACAGTTAAAAGTACAATCTAGCACTCATTAGGTTACAGAATCGTGTAACAAAATACATGTCTATATGTATTAAACCTAGCCACTCATATCCATAAAAGTTTTAACACGCGTTAAAAGAAACGCTTGTCACATCTAGCTATTCTTGCACCTGACTTATTCAACTTAATTAAGTTTAATCATTTTCAGGAGCTAGTAATTATGACTGGTGAAGTAAAAAATCTTACCGCAGCGGATGCTGCAAAACTCGTTAAGCGTGAAGTGGTTGTTCCAGCCGACAAAGAAGGCGGCAAGCCAACCACTAAAAAAGTGGCGATTGAAGCAAATGAAGTTTTAGACTTCAAAGACTACGGTGATTATGTTGTTGTAGTCACTAAAGATGGTCAAAAATTCACAGGCGATAAGTAACTCGCCATCATGAATAAAATCCCAAAACAAGGTTTAACTGGTGACGTGTTGTTGCGTGAAGCCGTGAGTGAATACCGCGCTGTGATTGAACTGCTGCGCGGCGTACTGAACTCACGCTTTTACCCTACTGAGCCAGGGCGCTGGGTAAACCTTGAAGCGGTTTATCCTGACAACGTAGTCGTCAACACTGACAAAGGCCATCTCTACAAATTCACTTACACAATTACAGCTGATAACACCGTGGTATTAGGTGAGCCGCTTGAAGTTAAAACAGATTATGTTGCTTTGAAAGAGGCCTTAACTGAGGCCGCCATTACTGGCGACCAAGTCTTTATTGAAGCCGAAGGCGATGTAAGCACTGGCAAGTGGTTAATTCGCGTGATCAAAGCTGGCTTAAGTGGCAATAACAACTTTTACCCAGATGCTGTTTTACGTGAGGCTGTGCCATTGTTTGAAGGTGCCAGGGTATTTGAAAAGTCAGACGATGAGCATGTCGCTGGCAAAGGCAAAGACGTCAAGAATCTGATTGGCCGTCTAGTTTCCCCTAAGTTTATCGAAGGTAAGGTGACTGATTCTGGTGACATTGTTGCCACGTTTGAATTCATTGAGCCTGACGGTGTTACCGCCACTAAGGTACGCGAGGCCTATGCGCGTGGTATGAAAGATTTATTCGGCTTCAGCATTGATGCTAATGCCAAAGCCAAAAATGTGAAGCGCGGCAATATCAATGTGCGCGAAGCAGTCAAATTCACCAAAGTTTTATCTGTCGATTTAATTGTTGAGCCAGGCGCAGGTGGTCAACTAATTCGCATGGTTGAATCAGTAGCAGACCACCAAGAAACCCAGCAACAAAACCAATCCCATAATCAGGAGACCGATCCAATGAAAACCCGCATGTTAGAAGCGATTAAAGCAAAGACGCCAGCCGCGTATGCTTTAATTAACCCAGAAACAATCACAGATGACCAGTTAGAAGCTGCTTATCGTGAAGCAATTAAAGAGCCAGTGACTGCACCTGCAGCTGGTGATGCAGATGAAAAAATGCGTATGTTTGAAGCGCGTTTTGCAGCACGCACTACGATTGCTACCAGCACATTGCCACAAGCAGCTAAAGACAAATTACAAGCTGACTTTGATGGCCGTGAGCGTTTTACTGAAGCTGACGTCACCACAGCGATTGAAGCTGAACGTACATATTTAGGCAAGTTTACTGAGTCAGGCAAGCCAGTGATTAACTTTGGCGCAGGCGCACAGGTTGAAGACCGCTCTGTGCAAATGGCAGATATGCTAGACGCCTTCTTTGATCCAGCACATAAAAATCACCGTAACACACGCTCTTTCAAAGAGTGCTACATTGAAATGACAGGTGATAAACGCGTCACAGGCCGTTTGGAGGATGTTGATCAAGGCCGTTTACGTGAATCATTAGGCGTAGATTTCCGCGAGTCACTCACTTCAGGCTCATTCACAAATGCGCTAGGCAATAGTATTACACGCCGCATGCAAGCCATTTATGCGGGCATGACAGATTTACAATCATGGCGCAAAGTAACAAGTGTTACCTCAGTCAATGACTTCCGCACCCAAGAGCGTACACGCGTGGGCGGCTACGGTAATTTACCAGCAGTGGCAGAGTCTGGCGCTTACGTTGCTTTAACTAGCCCGACAGATGCTAAAGCAAGCTACGGTGTGACAAAACGTGGTGGCCTTGAAGACGTGACGCTGGAAATGATTAAGAATGATGACGTAGGTTCTATCACCCGTATCCCTCAAGAGTTAGCGCTCGCTGCAGGCAACACGCTGTATGAATTTGTATTTGATTTCTACCGCACCAACCCTGTCATTTATGACACGGTTGCGCTGTACCACGCTACGCATGG